GCCTCGATCGCACAGTAGCTGCGCGGCTTCGCATACGTCAGCGCGTTCGGCGCGCAGACCAAGGAAGAGGCGGTCGCCCACCGGGCTAATTTCGGTCAGCGCGAGTTGATGACGATCTGGCCGGACTTCGTGAACTGGAACACCGCAACCAACGCCGAGGACATCACGTGGGCGACGGCGCGCGCGCTCGGCATGCGCGCGAAGATCGACGAGGAGATGGGCTGGCACAAGACGATCTCGAACGTCGTCGTGAACGGCGTCACCGGCATCAGCCGCGACGTGTTCTGGGATCTGCAGGATCCGAATACCGATGCCGGCTACTTGAACAGCCACGACGTCACCACGCTCGTGAACTCGGACGGTTACCGTCTATGGGGATCGCGTACCTGTTCCCAGGACAAGCTATGGGCCTTCGAGAACTACGTGCGCACCGCGCAGGTGATCGCCGACACGATGGCCGAGGCGCATATGTGGGCGGTCGACCAGCCGATGAGCCGCACGCTGATCAAAGAGATCGTGGACGGTGTGAACGCGAAGTTCCGCGCATGGAAGACGGCGGGCTACCTCATCGATGGCGAGTGCTGGTTTGATCCCGCCGCCAACGAGAAGGATTCGCTGAAGGCAGGCCAGGGCTTCCTCGACTACGACTTCTGCCCGACCCCTCCGCTCGAAGACCTGACGTTCCGCCAGCGCATCACGGACCGCTACCTGCTCAAGTTCGCGCAAAGCATCGCGGTCTGACGTCACGGCACTCACCATAGGGAAATGCAATGGCTCTGCCATCCAAACTGAAGAATTTCAACGTGTTCGAAGACGGTGTCTCGTTCGTCGGCGAAGTGCCCGAAATCCAGCTGCCGAAGCTGTCTCGCAAGATGGAAGCGTATCGCGGCGGCGGCATGAACGCCGAAGTCGACGTCGACCTCGGCATGGAGAAGATGGAGCTCGGCCTCACGATGGGCGGCTTCATGAAGGAGATGTTCAAGACGTGGGGCACGTCGAAGATCGACGGCGTCACCGTGCGCTTCGCCGGTTCCTACCAGCGTGACGACACCGAAGAAACGGACGCGGTCGAAGTGTACGTGCGCGGCCGCTACAAGGAAATCGACCCCGGTAAGGCCAAGGCCGGCGACAACGCCGACCAGACCGGCACGATGTCGCTGTCGTACTACCGCCTCGTCTGCAACGGCGAGACGCTGATCGAGATCGACATCCCGAACTTCGTCGAGATCGTCGGCGGTGTCGATCGACTCGCGCAGCAGCGCCGCGACATCGGCCTGTAATCCCAATCCATTCCCTCTCTCAGGAAACACACCATGCAATCCAAGCAATCCGCCGTCATTACGCTCGATACGCCGATCAAACGCGGCGAGCAGGAAATCGCTGCCGTCACGCTGATGAAGCCGCTCGCCGGCGCGCTGCGCGGCGTCGCGCTCACCGACGTGCTGCAGCTGGATGTGATCGCGTTGTCGAAAGTGTTGCCGCGCATCAGCGATCCTGTTTTGACCACGCAGGATGTGCTACGCCTGGACCCGGCCGATCTGGTGCAGCTCGGCACGGAGGTGGCTGGTTTTTTGGTGCCCAACTCGTCGAAGGCGGACGTCTCCCTCGAACCGTCGACGACGTGATGGCTGACATCGCGCTCGTGTTCCACTGGTCGCCCGACGTGATGGCCGCCATGCCGTTGTCGGAGCTGATGGACTGGCGCGAGCGCGCACGTGAACGCTACGAGCAGGGTAACGAATGAGCGATCGTTCGCTGCGCCTCGAGGTCGTGCTCAAGGCGCTCGACCAGGCGAGCCGCCCAATTCGCGAGATCACCGGGCGCAACCGCGCGCTGGTGAAAGACCTGCGCGACACGCGCACGCGGCTCAAGGAACTCGGCGACACCCAGAAGCGTATCGGCGAGTTCCGCGAGTTGCGTCGCGGCATGCAGGAAACTGAGACGAAGGCGCGCGCTGCCCAGGAGCGCGTGCGCCAGCTTGCGCAGCAGATGAAAGCGGCCGAGTCGCCAACGCGCGCGCTCACGCGTGAACACCAGCAGGCCGTACGCGCGGCGAAGGCGCTTGCCGGCCTGCTCGATCAGGAACGCCAGCGGCTCGACGGCGTGCGCTCAAGTCTCGCCGCAAGCGGCGTCAGTACACGCAATCTCGTCGAACACCAGCGGGCGCTACGCTTGAGCATCGCCGAAACGAACGCGACACTGACGGAGCACGAGCGGCGCCTGGACGCCATGAACAACCGCCAGCAGCGCGTCGCGGCCGCGCGCACAAGGATGGGCGCCCTGCGTGGCGCCGCCGCTGAGATGGCGATAGGCGGGTATGCCGCGCGCGCGACGGGCCAGCACATTCTTGCCGACCTGCGTGAGCCGCTGGCCGAGGCGAAGAAAATCCAGAACGAGCGCGGCCGCATCCTCGGGCTCGGCCTCGGCGAACGCGCGACGCAGGATGCGGAGCGCTACGTGCGCGCGATGAAAACGCCGGGTGTAGCAATCACGGACAACATGACGCTGATGCGCGACGCGATGTCGATCTTCGCGGACGAGCATCACGCGCAGATGGTCATGCCGACGCTCGCGAAGATGAAGTTCGCGAACGAAGCGATGTTCGGCGCCGACCAGGGGCATGAGAACGAAGAGAAATTCATGAACATGCTGAAGGTGATCGAGCTGCGCGGCGGCACGAAATCCGACGCTGCGTTCATTAAAGAAGCGAACATGGTCCAGCAGGTGCTGACCGCGACGGGTGGGCGTGTCGGCGGCGACGAATGGCGCAACTTCATTCAGACCGGCAAGGTCGCCGCGAAGCAGATGCGCCAGGACGCGTTCTATTACCAGATGGAGCCGCTCATCCAGGAAATGGGCGGTCACGCGGCCGGCACCGGCGTGCAGGCGGCGTACAGCAACCTGATGCAAGGCAAGACGACCGTGCGGGCGGCCAAGCGCCTGGTCGAGCTCGGGCTCGTCGACAAGAAGTCGGTCGAGTACAACACGATCGGCAATGTGAAGCGGATCAAGCCCGGCGCGCTGATTGGCGGCGATCTCTTCAACGCCTCGCCATTCGAGTGGATGGAGAAGGTGCTGCTGCCGAAGCTGAAGGCCAAGGGCATCACGTCGGACGCCAAGATTCTGGAGGAATTCTCCACGATCATGACGAACGGCAACGGCGCGAACCTGTTCGCCACGATGTACATGCAGCGCGAGCAGATTCACAAGAATGAGCGGCTGAACCGCGGCGCGTACGGGATCGACAAGCTGCATGCACTCGGGCAGCAGCAAACCGAAGGGAAAGAGCTGATCGCGCTGGAGAAGGTCCGCAATCTGCGCACCGTGATCGGCGAGCAGGTCCTGCCCGTGTACAACCGCGCGCTCGAGCTGACCACCAGTGTGCTCGAGCGGCTGCTCGGCTTCGCGAAGGAATATCCGACGTTCACGCGCGCGGTGGCGATCGGCGCGGCCGGCCTCGGCGTGCTGCTCGCCGTGCTCGGCACGCTGACGATCACGCTCGCGGCCGTGCTCGGGCCGCTCGCGATCGTGCGCTTCAGCATGTCGATGCTCGGCATCCAGGGCAGTGTCCTGGTGCGCGCGCTCGGCGCCATCGCGCGGACGTTGCTGTTCGTCGGCCGCGTCGCGCTGACGAGTCCCATCGGCATCGTGATCGCCGGCATCGCGCTTGCCGCGCTGCTCATCGTCAGGTACTGGGAGCCGATCAAGGCGTTTTTCTCGGGCTTCTGGCAAGGGCTGGCCGATGGCCTGAAGCCGCTCGCGCCGCTCGTCAGCCGAGCCTTCGGGATACTCGGCGCCGCGTTCGCACCGCTCAAACCGCTGTTCGTCTGGCTGATGGGCGCTGCGAAGGGTGTGTGGGACTGGCTCACACGACTACTGCCGCCCGTCGACGCAAGCAAGGAAAGCCTCGACGCCGCAACGGGCGCCGGCCGAGCCTTCGGCGCCTGGCTGGCCGACATCATCCGCGGCCTCGCTGATGCGTCGACGCGCTTCGCTGAGTTCGGATCGAACCTTATGTCCGGGCTCGTCGACGGGATCACTAACGGCCTGGGCGCCGTGAAGACCGCGATCCAGCGCGCTGGCGACAGCGTTGTCAGCTGGTTCAAGGAGCGGCTCGGCATCCACTCGCCGAGCCGCGTGTTCGCCGCACTCGGCGGCTTCACGATGGCCGGCCTCGAGCAGGGGCTGCGCAACGCCCAGGACGGACCGCTCGCGACGGTGCGCGAACTCGGCAAGCGCATCGTCGCCGCCGGCGCAGGCATCGGCCTCACGGGAGCGGCAATCGCGGGCAGCGCACCGCTTTCCGTCGACAACCGGCCGCCGCTGATCGCCGCAACGGCCGCGCGCGCGCCGGCATCGGCGCCCGCGCCGATCACGATCAACGTGTACGCGTCGCCAGGCATGGACGCGAATGCGCTCGCGCAGAAGGTGCTGCAGGTGATGCGACAGGAGCAAGCCGCGCAGGCCGCGCGTGAGCGCTCGCGCCTGCGCGATCGGGATTGAAGGGGGATTGTCATGATGATGGCGCTCGGGCTGTTCGTGTTCAGCCTGTCGACGCTGCCCTACCAGGAGTTGAAGCGCCGGCGCGGCTGGCGCTACGCGAGCAACAACCGTGTCGGCCGGAAGCCGGCGCGGCAGTACGTCGGCGAAGTTGACGAAACGATCGTCCTCTCCGGCGTGCTGCTGCCCGAACTGACCGGCGGCGATCTGTCGCTGTCGGTGCTCGAGGCGATGGCCGAGCAACACACCGCGTGGCCGCTGATCGAGGGCACCGGCCACATCTACGGCATGTTCACGATCGACGACATCGATACGGCGCGCACGCTGTTCTTCCCGGATGGCGCGGCGCGCCGCATCGACTTCACGGTGGCGCTCACGCGCAACGACGACATCAACATGCTGGGAATTGTCACCGATGCGATCAAGGAGGCGATCTCGCTATGAACCTGGCCGACTTGCCGGGCGCCGAGTTGATGCAGAAAACCGCGCTGGCCGACGATCGCGTGCCGCGCGCGATCTACTCGATCACGCTGGCCGGCAAGGACATTACGCACAAGTTCGACGGTCGGCTGATCTCGATGACGCTGCAGGACAACCGCGGCTTCGAGGCCGACCAACTCGACATCAGCCTGGACGACTCGGACGGCGCGCTGGAGATCCCGAGCCGCGGCGTGAGACTGAAGGTGGCGATCGGCTGGGCCGGCGCTGCGAACGGGCTCGTCGATAAAGGCGAGTTCGTTGTCGACGAGGTGCGGCACACCGGCACACCAGATGTGCTCACCATTCGCGCGCGCAGCGTCGATCTGCGCGCGGGCCTCTCTATCAAGAAGGAGCGGTCCTGGCACCGGCAAACGGTCGGCGCGATCGTGCGCGCGATCGCGAGCCAGAACAAGGTAGAGGCGCGTGTCAGCCGTGCGCTCGACGGCCAGCTCGTCGACCATATCGACCAGACTGCCGAATCGGACGCCAATTTGCTCACGCGCTTGGCCAAAATGTTCGACGCAATCGCAACCGTGAAGAACGGGAAGCTACTGTTCATCAAGGCTGGCGAAGCGACCACGGCGAGCGGCAAGCCGTTGCCGCCCGTCACAATCACCCGCGACGTCGGCGACCGCCACGAGTTCGGTGTCGCCGATCGCGACGCGTATTCCGGCGTGCAGGCGTTCTACCTGAACACGCGCACCGCAAAGAAGCAGTCGACCACCGTCAAGCGGCGCCGGCGGCGCACCACGAAGAAGAAGCCAATCGACAAGAGCGGCGACGTGCTGTTCGGCACGGCCGAGAACGTGAAGGTGTTGCGGCACACATACGCGAACAAGAGCAACGCGACGCGCGCGGCGAAGGCGGAATGGGAGAAACTGCAGCGCGGCGTTGCGGAATTCAGCATCGTGCTCGCGCTTGGGCGACCCGAGCTGATGACCGAGCTGCCTGTAACCGTGCGCGGTTACAAACGGGTCATCGACGACTGCAAGTGGATCGTCGCGCGTGTTACACATACGCTCGACGGTAACGGCGGATTTACATCGGACCTCGATCTGGAGGTCAAGGCGACCGAGGTGCCGGAATTCGACACCTCGGATGGAGCGTGAACTACTGCATCAGCATGCGGTGGATAGCGGACAGGCTCGCGAGTGAGCTTGTGACGAGCTGCACGAGATCAGCATGCTCGGCAGGGGACAGCGTTCGCAGTCGGCGCCCTGCGCGCTTCTTCCTGGGCGGATCAGCGGAACGCATCCTTTGTGTAGTCGGGTTCGCTTCCGCGCAGCGATCGATGGCCCCGTCGATCGTTGTTTCAATGGCATCGAGTTGGTCTTGCTTCGTGTTACGCACTACGGATACCTCTTCGGATATTGTGAACCACGTTACCGCGTGAAACGACATTCACGCGTCAAGTAACGCGGCCCTATTTTCGTGCGTTACGAATGAAAATGAAACGTAGAAAAAAGGCTTTCGAAAGTTAGGTAAAAACCTACGTCCGCCTCGGTCCCGGCGGCCGGATTGAGCGGTGTTCGCGACACGCTGCTAGATTGCGTCATGCCCACATTGCGCAATCGTATGAATCCATCCACGAGGCCGACACAATTCAACTGGAACCTTCTCAGGGCCTTCGCGGAGATCGCCCGTTACCGCAGCATCACAGAGGCCGCGCACGCGCTTGGCGTGCAACGGCCGACGGTCAGCCAGAAGATCACCGAGCTCGAAAAGATATTGGGCCTCTCGTTGATGGAGCGGCGTTCCGGTAGCGATGGATTCCGCCTCACTCCGTACGGGAGACGGCTGCGCATGATCGTGTCCCGCTTCAATCAGGAGTTAGCGGCGCTGCGCGGGCAGCCGGACCGCTCGCCGTCCATGTTGGATGCGGCAGACATTCTGGGGCACGTGGAAGATGCGATGGCGGCGCTCAAGCGCGCCGCGGATACCCTGCGCCGGTCCTAAGTAAGTCAGTCTTGACTGATCTGACCGCGTTTACGAGATACGCGTTGTCGCTTGGTCTGCTCCACATTGGCTTGTGCCGCCTTCACTTCCTCCTCAACGAACGCGTCCAGCTTCGCCATGCGATTCGCCGCGATCCGTGGAATCCGCTTTGAAGGTTGGCCAGACACGGTCATCTCGCCAATGTGCAAGTAACCGTTGATCGCGCCTTGCACTGCGGCGCGTCCGATGTCGTTCAGTTGCAAAAAGCTGTCTACCAGGTCAGCTACGT